CGGTCTGAAGAGCAAATCACGTGAGCTCCGACGGCGGCACGTTCACACGTAACGATCGTTGTTACGTAACACGTTGTAACACGTTATTAACATGTTACGGTATGCCGCCATTGACCGCCATCATGAGTCACGCCGCCATGTTCGTGAGTCACAGCTCCATTAATGGCGGTTAAGCTACATATATGGGTGACGTCACGGTGAGTCACCAAGATGGAATCGAGCTTGCCAATTTAAGCCAATCTCTGCCAAACATACTTTCAGTGTCATTTCTACGTCATAATTCATCTCTCCAAGCCTCCTAGAAGCTTCACCAAGCTGTCTAACTACCTCCGGACTCTGTTATGTCTGACCGCATCCCCAAGTCAACTCAAGTGCCTCGCTCATACTCTTCTACCGATGTCGACGCCCCTCTCACCCCCCGAGGCCAAGTCCAAGACTCCGTTCGAGATGAACGTGCTGCTTACCCTGCCCTCGGACAAGAAGGGGCGCCAGCTCCAAGTCGTCGTGCCGGTGGATTTCTTCATCTTGCACCTGCATCAGAGGAACCTCCTTCGCCTCCCTCCAGTCCTGATAACAGTCTTGCTGCGCTACCTAAAAGAGGCGGCCGCCGACTTGACCCCCGAGGAGACCGCCGTGCTGCTGGCATCGCTCGAAGACTGCAACCTGCTGGACGACTCCAACTGCAATCTGCTCCAAGGGCCACCCAAGCCTTCATCGACCTAACTGCGTCTGACGGGGAGGAAGCCATCGAGGACGACGACGACGACGGCGAGGACTTGGTGTACTACGACAAGGACGGTCTCGAGGAGGATCTTCGTGCTGAGGCCAAGTCCCGCGACGAGGAGAAGGCTGTGGAGAAGCCCAAGGCTACCCGTGACCGTGGACCCGCCTTCGATCCAGACTCTGCAGAGGACGAGAGCAAGAAGCCAAGTAAGCGTTACTGCTGCATGTGTGGGGATGCAGCCTCTGTCGTGCATGTCATGCCTCTCTCTGTTTGGTGGATGTGTGCGGAGTGTTACCGCTGCATGTATGAGTACCATTGCAACGGGTGCAAGCAGTTGTCTGCTGTGTGCGACTTGTACGGTATTTGCAAACCCTAATAATCTATACGTGTGTTTGTATAGACTTCCGCTTCAAGAGTAAAGCGGTCTTTCTGACTTATCCTCGCTGTGATGGTCACACTAAGGAGGAGGTGGTGGAGGCGCTGAGGGAGAAGCTTGGTCGCCACAAGTGGGCGAGCATGGTCTGCGGCAAGGAGAAGCACTGGGATGGAGCGGACCACTACCATCTCCTTATCATCTTCCACGAGGCTCCGGACTTCCGCAATGCGCGATGCTTCGACATCCTGCTGAATGGAGTGAACTTCCACCCCAACATCAAGAAGGTGGGCTGCGGCAAGAACGACATCCAGTACGCAGCGGAATACTGCGAGAAGCAGGGCGACCACATCAACGAGCATCTGGACCTCTTCCGCAACAGCAACAACTTCGTCAAGAAGTACGCGGACCGTCAAGCCTTCCTCCGCTTCTGCAACACCAAGGCACTGCGCGAGCCAGAGTGGCCCATATCTTTTCCTGGGCACCTTGGATGGCCCCCGATGTCGAACTCCCCCTCGATCAAGCGTCGCCACATCTGGATCACTGGCCGTCCGGACATCGGCAAGAGCAGCTTCATCCAAGACACGTTTGCTGGGTGCAAGATCTACATCGTCCCCCCGAAGAGCAAGTACCCCTTCGACAACTACGCCGACGAGCAAGTGATCGTTTACGACGACCATTGGCCGGACTTCCCGACGGCCAGCAACATCACCCAAGTCCATCAAGTGTCGACCCCGATCTCTGGAGACCAGCGCTACCACGCCAAGACTTGGAGACCCAAGCAAGCTCGCCTTGTGATTGTCCTGGCGAACAAGTCATTGGAAGAAGTTTACTCGTCTTCCGAGCTGCCCGGAATGAGGGCTCGTTTCATCGAGTATGTGGTTCCCGATGGCACTTTGCTGTATGCAGAGGAGCAGAGCGAGGGGGAGAATTGAGGAGGTGGAGAGGTAGCACCAAGCTTGTTCTTGGGAGTACTCCTACTGGGAGTTGGTTTGAGCCTTTTCATGGCTAATTTGCTTGTGTTTGCACTTTTTGACAACAAATACACTTGATCTTTGACCACAGCCTGAGCAGAAGCCTGCGCGCCATGTTTGCCCGCCTGAGCACCATGTTTTGTTCGGGATCCCGGCAGCCATCTTGTTCAGGCGGCCTGATGTTTACAGCGTTTGAGAGAGCTCAAAAACGCCTGAAGGTTAAGAACGCCTCTCTCAAACCACGTCAGCTGCCTATCGCTCCCCCGAGGAAAACTTTGCCGAAGTCCAAAGACTCCTTGACAAACGTAAACGAGACGAACTCGTCGATCCTAGAGGAGAAGAAAAAAGAAGACGTATCTTACCTGGACAACGCAATCCCATGGCCGCCGCAGCCGTCCCGCAATGGGACATCGGAGCTTACCGCAGGAACGTCAGCGCCCTGCAAGCCTGGCGCAAAGCCAACCCTGTGTACCGCCGTCGACGCAAGTATTACGCAGCTGATGGAAGTGAAATCGTTATCCCAACAGGAAAACGTCGATTCCCACTCATGGGTTCAGGCGCTTATATGCGCCGGCGCTATGGCCGAAGATCTACTGGACGCTATCGACGAAGCTATGGACGCCGCCGAGTCTACGGCCGTGGAGCCTACGGATTCGGAGCTGCAGGTACCTACATGTTGAAATGGATGTTGCAGTACTACGGGGTACCCAAAAACCAAGCTGAGATGATCGCCAAGTACGGCCCCGCAGCATACAACATGCTCAAAAGCAGAAGCGACAACAAAGGCGGCTACGCGTCGAACCTAATGAAGTGGGGATCATGGCTGTACGGGGCTAAAAAAGCCTACGACACGCTAAAGGACTACCATGACTACCCAGAAACCTACAAGCCTGTCCGCACGCTGCCCGTGACTGTCGCACCGAATGCTGGCTCCCGCTCATCTATGAGTTGGTGGTAGTAAAAAATGTACTAATAAATGTTGTATTATAGGCACCTTTGGAGCGAATGCAAATGCAGTCGGACCCAACGAACGAATGACGCAAGGCGTGCCGATGTTCGCACTGAACGAAGGCATCGAGGGCTGCACCGTGCTAGCCAACCGTGAATACCTGGGGGACATCCTATCGTCCCAAAACTTCACCATGTCAGTCTCTGCCACCATCAACCCCGGTCTCTCTGAGTACTTCCCGTGGCTCTCCTCTGTCGCCAAGAACTACACCCAGTACCGGTTCCGCTCTCTCATGTTCCACTACAAGAGCACGTCAGGCGCGCTCACCACTACACAAGCTCTGGGCCAGATCATCGGTAGTGCCAACTACAACGTGTACGAAGCGGAACCTACCACCAAATCGCAACTGCTCAACACCATCTTCGCACAAAGCACCGTGCCTTCCGAAGACTGCAACTTCGCCATCGAATGTGAGCCGTCGCAAACCGTCACTGGCGGTCTGCTGTACGTGCGCGGAGGCACTCCAGCCCAAGGTGACCTACGTCTCTACGACCTCGGCAACTTCTACCTGGCCACCAATGGCATGTCGGAGAACAACGTCAAAATGGGAGAACTCTGGATCTCCTACGAAATCGAGCTGTACAAACCACAACTACCAAGCAACTCAATTGGTGGCACCAATCTCACCATCATCTCCAACAACGCGTACACCAACGCGGCACCACTGGGTTCTGGTACCCAAAACATCACTCAAAACGACCTGGGTCTCACGGTGTCCGGCACCGTCATCACCTTCCCAGAGCTCGCACAAGGTACATACCTCATAGCTATATACTGGACAGGTTCTGTGAACGCAACTATCGCACAACCAACCATAACGCCGGACGCAAACTTCACAAGCGCTGGAACAACCTATGTTGCGCCAAGAGGCGCATATACAGCGCGAGACTACAGTCTCAACATGCTGCAGACCCTACAGCCGTCTACTACACCAGCTACAATTACAATAGCTGGAGACGGCACACTGCCTGGATCTGGGTCTAACATCACCATTCGCATTTGCGCTGCATAGGTACGTACCTCCTTAACCTCACTTGGGTGGGCATAAGCGTCACGTTGGCGGTGCCAAGCGTGACTGCCTCTTCCGAGATCACCAAAACCTCTGAAGTGTTCACGCCCGTCACTGGCTCTACCACGGGCACCACCGTGGGCTACTCCGTCCGCTTGACCATCCTGCCAAGCGTGACACCCCAAACTCTGACGTTTGGAGGAGCCGGCACACTGCCATCCTCTGGAAGCAATGTAACACTACAGGTGTTTGGCTCTAACTAGAGGTATGTATGCCTGTGCAGGCACGTTTTACATCTACTTATTCTGGAGTGGCTCATCCGCACAGGTAATAACGGGACCTGTGCTAGTATACTCGGCCGGCTTCACAAACTTCACGCTACGAAGTGCGCCGGGCACTGGTGGTGGCTACACGTCGGCGCAAGCGTCGTATCACGTAACAGTCGACTTAGCACCCAGTGCTACACCTCAAACAATAACGTTTGTAAATAGTGGAACTGCCCTCCCATTCGGTACAACTGAAAACTACCTCATGGTGACGGGCACAACCAATTAAATGTGTGTTTGCCATTTGACCGTTACCGCCATTTGACCCTCAGGGGGAGACCCCCTGTACCCCCCTCGGGGGGGTTCCACCCCCCCGTACCCCCCGGACGGTCGAGCATGGTGCCTAAGTCACCTTAGTCACTTTGAGGCGGGTGTCAAACACACATGGGGTCCCCTACAATCCCCATCACGGGGAAAGAAGGAAAACCCCCTTTCCCCAAAAACTGACGTGTCCGCCATTTTTGCCCCTATTCCCCTGCCCGCTATAGTATTATGAACGCGGGCAGGGGGCGTCGCCGAGGCGCCGCAAATATTTGGGCAAGCCAATTTTGGGCGTTTCGTGCCAATTTTGGGGGTGGAAGCATGGCGCCTTTTGGCTAACATGGGGTCGCGTAATAGTGCACACTGTCACCACTTTTTACTTTCGCACTCGCCCCACAAAGCAAGGGCATTGTACAACTCGAGTTCTGCATTAGTGTCCACCTTGAGCAAAAGCAGGTATGATGCAGACTCCCAGCACTTATGTGCTTTGACATAGATGCGGCATGAACGCAAATATTGTTTAGTCTGCGGCATAAGCCTGCGCTCAAAGAACATAGTGCAGCGCACTAGGCTGTATCCGTCTTCGCCTCGGGTGACGTTCTCGGGTTCTCGGATCGCTTGCTCAAGGTGCTGGAGAACTCTACGGACTTGGAGTTTCCAGGGACTCTTATCCGGAGGGAGGTCACCAACCGACGAGAGCGTCCACTTTTCCGGCAAGCGATCATCACGGTAACCGGAATGGTCACGGCCTGACCACGGTCGAGGGAACATGCTGAACAGTCACAGACTAACTCAATTGTAGCCATGTGCCAAATTCTATTTCAGCAGAAAAAAATGACAGTCCTACTGTGATGGTACGGCCTTTGATGGAACGGCTTATGGGACGCCAGCTCCGACGGTCTGAAGAGCAAATCACGTGAGCTCCGACGGCGGCACGTTCACACGTAACGATCGTTGTTACGTAACACGTTGTAACACGTTATTAACATGTTACGGTATGCCGCCATTGACCGCCAT